CGGCTCCGGCTACGGCTACGGCTACGGCTCCGGCTACGGCTACGGCTCCGGCTACGGCTACGGCTACGGCTCCGGCTCCGGCTACGGCTACGGCGACGGCGACGGCGACGGCTCCGGCGACGGCTCCGGCTACGGCTCCGGCTCCGGCTCCGGCTACGGCTACGGCTCCGGCGACGGCTACGGCTCTGATTAACACATGGGGCTTCGGCCCCTTAAAGGAAAAATATGCCATCCAATCCGACCGCAGCAGTTCAGGCGGCAATGCGCGAATACAGCAAGGCTCCAGCTGATGCTAAGCCTAGCGATGCTGAACTCGCAAAGAAGCACAAAGTAAGCCCATCGACCATTTACCGAGCTCGTAAGCGTCTGGCTCAGGAGGCGAAATGAGCTTCGACAAATACAGCGATAAAGCAGCCGAAGCGATCGCACTGATCCGTGAGTTTGCGAAAGTCGAATATTGGGATTTCTTCAAAGGCGATCCTGAACAAGCTTTGGAAGCTTTCTGCGCAATGCAGGATGCAGCGGAAGAAATGGGCCGGATGAATAATCATCGGGCATGGATCAGTGTTGATGAACGTCTTCCTCCAGCAATGAGGGAAAGGATGTTCAGTGAAAACGTCCTCGTTATCAATATGAAATCCAACTATCCCAATGTTCAGATTAGCGAACTGAACTATTTTGAAAATGAAAATGTCTGGCGCGGCTGTAACGTGACGCATTGGATGCCATTGCCAAAAGTTCCAGGTGCCGCTCCATCCCAGCCCCAGCAAGAAGCAGTACCGGCAGAGTCGAGCGAGCTAGTACGAATACTTCACGCGAAGCTAAAAATGCTGGCCGACACAGTCGTTCTTGCTTCTGAAGATATTGCAAAAGATCGACGCCAGATCGCACACGCTTTGCTGCAAAAGGCGTTGGACCAGGTTGGTGATATCGGGGAGTGCAAATAATGGGCTGGAGCATTGGATATGACGATCATTGGGAGCGCGATATTGGCTACGGCGTGCCAGCCATCTGCGATCACCCAGACTGCAACGAGGAAATCGATCGTGGACTTGGATATGTTTGCGGTGGTGAGCCATATGGCGGCGAAAGAGGCTGCGGCCTGTTCTTCTGCGGTAAGCATCTACGCTATGGCATGCGACCGCTCTGTGAGCGCTGCTCGCCTCGACGCAAAAAGCCGTTCGCCGCAAAGCCGGATCACCCCGATTGGATCAGCTGGAAACTGAGCGATGAAAGCTGGGAAGACTGGCGAAAACAGAACCCCGAAGCTGTCAAAGCGATGCGCGCCGCTCTTGCTAAACAGGTTCCAGCGCAAGAGCAGGACTGGATCAGTGTGAATGATCGGCTACCTTCTGATGGCGATGTAGTCATAGCATGGGCTGGCGATCATATCGTTATTGAACGATGGGAGGAGCGCCACGAAGCCCCTCTGGGCTGGAGTTCGGCAACAATTCCAATTGGTCCGGCATGGGATGACCATGAATTCGAGGATATCACCCACTGGATGCCACTCCCACCCGCGCCAGCTCAACTCGCGCAAAGCGCTGATAAAGCGGAGGGCGAATAATGGCACGCGGACCAATCGGGCATACATGCCCTGACATCGACAAGTGCATCAGCGCGATTGACGAGGTTCAAAAGGCGGTTTCTGGCCTTGATGACCTGATCGGACGGCGCGGCCTGCTTGAAGAGCTGCGTGAGGCAAACGACACGCTGCGCACTTGGGGCGCTGAAATGGAAGACGAGCGCGACGAAGCACTGAAGGAAGTGGAGCATTTGACCGACCTCGTAGCAGAGCTTGAAGAACAGCTTGAAGAATTGCGCACCACCAAGCCAGAACAGGCGGATACAGGGGAGGCGAAATGAGCCTATCCGGTCATCAATCGCCAGTCATGGGCAAAGACGAATGGCTCACTCCGCCTGAAATTCTTGCCCGCTTGGGCGAGTTCGATCTGGACCCTTGCGCGCCTATGCACAACATCAGGCCATGGGAAACCGCGAAGAAACACTACTGCAAAGAAGAGAACGGTCTGCAGCAGCAGTGGAGCGGCAGGGTATGGCTTAACCCACCATTCGGGAAAGTAGCCGTAAATTGGCTTCGCAGAATGGCAAAGCATGGAAACGGCATCGCATTGATCCCGGCGCGTACTGAGACCGCGATGTTCTACGAGTGTGTTTGGGGCGCGGCGCATGCCGTCCTGTTCATCAAAGGCCGACCGCACTTCCACCACGTTTCAGGCGAGCGTGCATCGTTCAACAGCGGTGCCCCGATTTGTTTGGTGGCCTATGGGCAAGAGAACGTCTACGCGCTGAGGCGCAGCAATCTTGGCGTCGTGTTGGCGATCAAAGAAGAAGCCGACAACGACAATTGCGCCGCTATCGCCATGAGTGCAGCGAAGGAGCCGGGCCATGAATAAGCTCACGCCTCAGGAAATTGTGCAGCGAGCCATCGAGCAATACGACCCAATAGCTATCTATGTTGGCTTCAGTGGTGGTAATGATAGCCGTCTGGTTGCGCATTGGATGATGAACAACGTCCCCGGCTGCAAGCCGTTTCACATCAATACTGGGATTGGCATCGAGCGGACGCGCATCTACGTGCGGGAAACCTGCAAATCTCTCGGCTGGGACTTAACTGAAATCCGCGCGCTAGAGGACTGCGGCCAAGATTACGACGAGCTTTGCCGTCTGTACGGTTTTCCTGGTCCGGATGGGCATCAGATGATGTATGCCCGCTTGAAAGAACGCGGTGTGCGCAAGTTGGTTCGTGACACGAAGAAAGGTCACCACAAACGATCGAAAGTTCTGATTGCGTCCGGCATCCGCCACGATGAAAGCATCATCCGCATGGGTTATGCGGGCCGTGAAATCAACAAGGTCGGTGCCCAAATCTGGATCAATCCGATGTACTGGTTTTCGAAGGATGAACGCGATTCATATAACGCGGCCAGCGGCATGCCCGAAAACCCGGTAACCAAAGAACTCGGCATGAGCGGCGAATGTGGCTGTGGCGCATATGCACAGCCTGGGGAACTGGAGCGCTGGCGCAAGTGTGATCCGAGTTTCGGCGAGCGCATCGATAGCCTACAACAGCAATGCCTTGAGCGTGGCTTTACGTGGCAATGGGAGGGTCGCCCACCGAAAGGCGGCTATAACCCAAAACAGCATCAACTATTTCAGATGCCGATGTGCGTTGGCTGCGAGAAGTCAGCCATCGTGCAACGCGAGCTGCAAGAACTATAACCACTCCCGCCTCCCACACAGAGGCGGATAAAGGAAAGACACATGAGCAACGATGAAACTATTTGGCTCGTAGAAATAAGAGTGAAAGATTGGGTCTTCATCCCTAAGCACAAGCCGCGGGTATTTGACTATGAAGAGGTGGCGGCTGGTGACGAAATCAGTGCGCGGCTGGCAGGATTCGAGCAGTTCAAACGTCGCATTCAATACGAGCCGGCGATGAAGATGAAGTTTCAGAAAGCGGCATTGGAAATACAAGTGGAAATACAAGACTTTTGCGCGCCCGATGCTGTTCAAATCTAACCGCCCACACCCACCAGGAATAATATGAACACTCAAGACTTGCAGAAACTGACGCGGGCAATCGACTGCCTCGAAATTCTCGATAAGCGTCCGCGCCCGATGTGCAGAGATTGCGCGGACGAGGACGGCACCTGCCCGCACGGAGGACTTGAATGCGACATGCGCGGCCTGATTAAAGATGCACGCGCCATCATCGCCGAGAGCACATCTTCAGCGCAGTCGAGCGATGAGCAATTGAACCAAATCGCTCGCTCATATTTCGCTGACGAATACGATCAGAAGAAGCTGAAGAACGCGATCCACGATGCTTTCAAAGACGCCACCGAGCGCACCTCTTCCGCAGGCTCTGCTGTGGTGATGGATAAGCAGCAAGAGAAACTGAAAGAGCGCCAAGGCTGGACATTGCAGCAGTGGGTTGAGCACGTTGGCGGCTGGGAAAACGACAAGCAGCAGGTGTGCTTCGGATCGTGGATGGCACTCAACGCGATGTTGCTGCAGTTCCGCGCCATGCTCGCATTCACATACGCCAACCAGCAAAGCGAGCCCGATGTGAATACGCAGCTTGTGTCTGCCTTGAATGCCATGCTGACGCACATGGGCATGGACGAGGATGAGTGGAACAAACCCACGTTCGATCAAGCACGCTCCGCCCTTTCCGCTGCCGCAGCACAGCCAGCACCTACCACTGCGCAGCAGCCAGTGGGCGTTGGTGAAGATGGCGAAACTACTTCCGATTATGCTGCTCGGCGTCTGCGCCTGATTGCTGAAAAGCTGGGCCTTGGCACGGCCATCCCAGAAAAGAACGTCGATCTGTGGGCATGTGCATTTTCGGTTCTGGGCATGATCCGGTCCAAATTGGATGAGCATAAGCCAATAGGCTGGATGATTCAGGACAAGGCAGACATTGAAATGCCCGGCACCGGCACATGCATTTTCCGTCGCGATGACCCCGTAAAAGATGGCTACTGCCTTGAACACGTAACTGCCCTCTATGCCGCTGCCCAAGCCCCAGCACAGACAGCAGCCGTACAGGCGGAGAAAGATGCAGCACGGTTCAAAGAAGTGGCGGATCTCGCATCGGTTACCGATTCAGGTGCAGGCATAGAAGTCGTTTGCGTCATGTTCCCAAGGCCTAAAGGGCGCTTTAAGAGCACCACTGAAGAGTTTATCGCTGCTGTGGATATTTCGGCTGCTGAGTCCGATGCCATGTCCTCTGAAGGGGGAGCGAGCAATGCTTAATCGCGGCGTAGTGATCCTTGACCGCTTCAGCGCCGGTCTGGACGATTTGAGCCGGAAGCAGCAGGCCGATCCGCTCGCAGTCTTGCGCAAGCTCTCGACCATGAAGCGCTTCAGTGTATTTGAGGCGACCGAGAACGATGCCATCGCCAGTACCATGACGCTGCTGTTTAAGCAGGGGTACCTGCGCGACACGAAGAAAGGCGGCTA